ATTGAAGTTGAAAAACGAAATGATGTAAATGAATCTTCTTTTAAGGAACTTATTCATCTGATTAATTGTCTTGATGATGTTCCTGTGGAATATAATTGGTTAGTTAAGAAAACCGAAGAATGGTGCCAAGAACGCGCAATATACTTGGCACTTATGGAATCCATTCATATTGCTGATGGTAAGGATGATAAGAAGAGTGTGGATAGTATTCCATCAATTCTTACTGATGCTCTTTCAGTGAGTTTTGATACTCATATTGGTCATGATTACTTAGAAGACTATGAAGAACGATACGAATCTTATCACCGTAAGGAGGAAAAAATTGAATTTGATCTTGAATATTTTAATAAAATCACGAAAGGTGGGATCCCTAACAAAACTCTTAATATCGCTCTTGCTGGTACGGGTGTCGGGAAATCTCTATTCATGTGCCATGTGGCTAGCTCCGTCTTGCTCCAAGGCAGGAACGTTTTGTACATTACAATGGAAATGGCAGAAGAACGCATTGCTGAAAGAATTGACGCAAACCTTTTAAATGTTCCTATTCAAGAGATTGCTAATCTTCCCAAGTCAATGTTTGAAACTAAGGTCACAAATCTTTCCAAGAAGACTCAGGGAACTTTAATCATCAAAGAGTATCCAACTGCTTCCGCACACAGTGGACATTTCAAATCTCTTTTGAATGAACTCTCTCTTAAGAAATCATTCAAACCAGATATTATCTTTATTGATTATCTTAATATCTGTGCTTCTAGTAGGTATCGTGGAAACAGCACCGTTAATTCTTATAGTTATATCAAAGCAATTGCTGAAGAACTTCGCGGTCTTGCTGTAGAGTTTAATGTTCCCATTGTTTCTGCTACTCAGACAACTCGTTCTGGTTATGGTAATAGTGATGTTGAACTAACTGATACTTCTGAATCATTTGGTCTACCTGCTACTGCTGACCTTATGTTTGCTCTTATTTCTACAGAAGAACTTGAGGAATTGGGACAAATACTTGTAAAGCAACTTAAAAACCGATATAATGACCCAACAATTCATAGAAGGTTTGTGATTGGTATTGATCGTGCCAAGATGCGCCTTTATGACTGTGAGCAATCGGCACAGAACGATATCCTTGACAACTCCAAAGAAGAGGAGTATGATAATGAGGAAACTAAACCTAAGAAATCATTTGATGGATTCAAATTCTGATATGGGACTTACTCTTAGGAAAAATGCTCTGAAGATATCAGAATCACCACATTATTTTGAAGTCAGAAATTCTGATGGAAAAAGATACTGTCATTGTGGTTCTGAAGAAGATGCGAAGTATTTTTGTGATACATATCCTGGATTTACCTATCATAAAGAGTATCTTCCAGAGTCACCTAAGACTGTCAATATTCCTTCTGTAAGATTAGATGATGACTTACAGATTAAAGCACAACAAATTTTACCTGAATCGCAACAACAACCATTAAATCTATGACTATGACTGAAACTAAAGTGATTGACACTGAAAAGTATATTGAATTCGTTCGCCAGACTACGAGTCCAGCAAGTTCAAATTATGTTGATCTTCTTTCTCGTTTTACTGAATTGGAAGCAAATGATGATGTAGATGTTCCTCGTCTTCTTACTGCTGCTCTTGGTATTGGGGCTGAGGCAGGTGAGTTTACTGAGGTTGTAAAGAAAGTTTTTCTTCAAGGAAAACCTTATAATCTTGAAACTCAGTTTCATTTGAAGCGTGAACTTGGGGATATTTGTTGGTATCTTGCTCAGGCGTGTATGGCACTTGATACTAACTTTGATGAGATTCTTCAGATGAACTATGAGAAACTGAGTGCTCGTTATCCTGAAGGTGCATTTGATGTTTATCGCTCAGAAAACAGGGTGAATGGTGATCTGTAAAACCAGTAAAGTTGACTGAACCTTCGGGGGTCTTTTTTATATAAATATTTGAAAAAGTATTTTTTAAAGATGGAAAGTAAAGATCTCAGAGGATTGATGGAAGCGTATGCGGCAGTTTATGCTCCTCAAGAAGTTGATGAAGCAACCGCAATGGCAAAGCGTGGTTATGATGAGACTAAACTACGCCAACGTGCTGGCGGTGGTGAAGCAGCAGATAGAGCAACTTCACTGGAGAATAGACCAACCTATGGTGATGCTAACAAGGCAAAGCAAAGACAGAATTATGCGAGAGCACAAAGAGGTGATTTCCGTAAGACCTCATCTTCAAATCCTGGACTTCATGTTGGCCAGCACAAGTCTGATGACCCCGCAGTAAAAGCAAAGCAAGCAGCAAGAGGTGCTCAAAGAGGTGCTCTGACTCCTAATGAGAGAAAGCAACTCAATATGGGCGATGAGACTTTTGATGTTTTTGATATTGTTCTTGAGTTCCTTCAATCAGAAGGATTTGCTGAAACTCTGGAAGAAGCAGAGTGGATGATGGCAAATATGATTGATGAGGAAGCGATTGATATTATTCTTGGTGAAGCATCAAGAAGAGATGAATTCACAAGAGCAGCTATTGCTCGTAATTCTGGTAGAAAGGGTGGAATTACATTTGAACCAGGACCAAACTGGGACCCCTCTGCTAATCGTGGAAAGGGTGCTCATTTAAATCCAAAGCAAAAGGAAAAGCAGCGTCGTAAAGCACTTCGCCAAGAAGAGTTTGTTGGTGAGGAAGAACTTGATGAAGCAATCACCAGCGAAAAGGGTAAAGCAAAAGCAGCAGAAATGATTGCTAAGCGTACTCATGCTTCCGGTAGAGCAAAGTCTGGTCAAGGTGATAATGTTGCTCAAATCAAGCACATTGGTCGTGCTAATGTTGATAACTATTATGGAACTCCTCCCAATAGAAAAATTGCTAAAAATCCAGTAAAATCAACTGCTTATCTTAAAGGGCATGGTGCAGAAGGAAAAGGAAACAAAGCAGCAAAAAGAGCAGCAGAACTTCGTCAAGAAGAATATGTAGGTGAAGCACAAGAGGCTCGCAATAACCCTGAGAAGTATGAAAGAGAGCAAGCGAAAAAGTCTGCTCCTGTTCGTGGAGAAAGAACTCCTATGCCCCCAAGAGGTGATAAGCGTAGAGAGGACTTTGAGAAGTGGTATGCTAAGCAAATGGGTCGCTGATAAATAACGCGGAAGGTTGCTCCAACCCGCTCGACTCAGGTTGAGCGGGTTTTTTAATGTTTATTTTTAATAGTGGATTTAATAAATATTTGAAAAAGTATTTTTTATAAATGGCTAAATTAAGTAGATCCGACTTATCAAAAGTTGATAATAAAACCGGAGTATTAAAATATTGGTGGCCATTTATTGAAATGATTGAGAATGGTGAAACATTTAAGTTGGGATCTCAGGGATCTGATGGTAAAGTTGTAATTGCTTCAAACAATAAAGCAAATACAAAAAGAATGGCAGATGGTATGCGTAAGTGTATCACTTCTCAAATGGTTAGGGAATGGTTGAATAGAAGGGCATATGAAATGCCGAAACAAGGTGGCGGTACTGTAAAAATTACAGATCTTTGGAAGGATAATGTTAAACCAATTAGTTCTTCTAATCAAACTAAGGTTGGGGGAAGAGATACGGAAGTTTATTCTGAAGTTTTATCTCAATATTGTTTAGCATATGTCATACTCAATGGATCTCCAGCAACTGTTAATAATAGTTTAGATATTGATGGTTTAAATGTAAAATTTAAACCAGATGTATTAAAGTCGTGCAAAAAACTGATAATCACTCCTAGTACATTTAATTTAAATTCTAGTGGTTTTGTTGATAAGTTGGCTCAATTTGCATCTCAACCATTAGGAAGTAGTGGAGCAGACCTTCAAAGAACTTGGATGGATGCTACTGGAATTGGAATGCAAAAGGTACAGCAAAAATTTAAATTCTCTGGAAATGTAAAAATTTATAATGATAAAATTTTTGGTGGTACAAGTTTTGCTGCTAATCCATATTCCATTTATATGGAAGCTAAAAAATCTCAATCTCTTCCTGGGGAAGATAAATGGAATCCTGCAGATATATGGGTTATGACTCCAGATGGAGTTAGAAATCAAGTTCACATGAATAGAACTATTAAAAGTGCTGGAAAGGTTGGGATTGAAGTTGCAAATAATTTTTTATTGAAAGAATTTAAAGAAAATCGAATAGTCCCAATTTCTTTGAAGAAACCACGGTCAAATCCTCATGTTGTTGTAATTAATACTGACGAACATTTTGATAGAATTGTTCTTGGGCAAGGACCAAATCCAACTATTGAATATACATTTACAGATTCTAAGGGAAATTCTGATGTAAAAATAAATTTTACAGTACAAACTGTAAAAGTATCTGGACAAAGAGGTAAAAATTCTTTGAGAAATATGATTTCTCAAAGAATGAGAGGTGGTAATGTTTCTGGACAAGTTATATCCGAAAAACATATTAGAATTAAATACCATGTCAACAATAAAAAAATTGAATTGGAGTATGCACAGAGTGGAGTAAAATTAGATGACCCAGTCAGAGCAAAGATGGGATCATTGGGATATAATAATTTTACTTCAATTATAAACAATACTACTAAACAAGGAGTTGGTGAATTAAATAAAATTCAAGAAAAATATTCTGATATTGGTATAAAAAAAAGTCCATGGTTCAATGCAAATTTAAAAGAATCTATTACGAAAGATCAATATGATCGTGTGACTGAGTATGTTGGAGAAATTTGGAAATATATTACTAAAGATAATGCACCTGATTTTAAAACCTATAATTCAACTAAAAGTCCTGCTGGAATTGCATCTAAAGCAATGGCAGGTGAATTTGGAATGTCTATCGCAGGTATTAAAAATGATAACGCAAGGACTAGGTTAATTACACTTTTATATGAAGCTTGTGCCTCTATTGCATTTGGTAGTGGTCTTAATAAAGATGAAATTGAGTTATTAAAAGCTTCGGGAGGTGCTGGATTTTCTAGAAAGTCAAAGTTTAATTCTAGCGTTCACGCAAAAGTGTATTGATAAATATAAGTATATAAAGACATAATATGAAGAGTTTTTCACGATTTTTATCTGAGGCAAGAGAGTCGCAGGCAGTAATGCAAGCGAAGCGTCTTGGTCTGACTGGAGATGGTCACGGTGGGTGGTATGATAAAAATGGTGAATTCACTGCCAAGACGGAAGGTGGTAAGTTGAAGTTCTATAATCAGAACCAGGTTACTGGCCAGCAGGACCCTCCTCAGCGTAGAACTGCCTCCAACCAGCAGCCAGTTGCCACCCAGACTCAACCACTATCCTCTCAGCAGGCACAGCAGGGAGCACCTCCACAAGAGCAACCACAGGGGCAGGAGGCACCAGCACCAGAAGAGGAGCAGCAGGAAGATAAGGGAACTCTCACCATTGCTTTTGGTCGTTTCAATCCCCCCACCACGGGTCACGAAAAACTTTTAGATACTGTTGCTAATGTTGCTGATAAGGGTGAGTATCGCATCTACCCTTCAAGGTCTAATGACCCTAAGAAAAATCCATTAGACCCTGATACTAAGATTTCAATGATGCGTAAAATGTATCCAAAGCATGGTGAAAGAATTGTAAATGATGCCGGTTCAAAAACAATTTTTGATGTTCTAAAGCAAGCACACGCGGATGGATACTCTGGTGTAAATATTGTTGTTGGTTCAGACCGTCAGGCAGAGTTCCAAAAACTTGCAACCAAGTATAATGGAGACCTGTATGATTTCAAGAATTTGAATATTGTATCTGCGGGAGAAAGAGACCCTGATGCTGAAGACGTAACTGGAATGTCTGCATCAAAACTTCGCAAGGCAGCAGCAGAAGGAGACTTTGAAACATTCAGAAAAGGAACACCAAAGTCCTTAGATGATAAAGAAGCAAGAAAGTTCTTTATGACTCTTCGCAAATCTATGAAGATTGAAGAGGGATATAAACTTTGGGAAATTGCACCTAAAGAAGATATGACATCTCTTCGTGAGTCGTATATTAATAATGAGGTTTATTGTGAAGGTGAGATTGTAGAAAATATAAACACTGGGTTAGTTGGAAAAATTATTCGTAGGGGAACTAATTATTTGATTTGTGTTACTGAAGATAATCTTATGTTTAAATCTTGGATTAAAGACTTAAACAAAATTGATGAACAGCAGTGGACCAATGTTTCTGGAGTTCCTGCAAATCAAAGAGAAGTTGGAACTGATGCTCTGAGAAAATATACAATGAAGATGACTGGAACTAAGGAAATTAAGAATTTCATAAATAGGTATAGAAAAAAGTAGAAATTATTAGATCTTCCAATGGGTAAACATATCTTTGAAGAAGGACCTCGTCAAGGTCACGCTGCTGGAGATTCAAGTGTTGAAC